GGCGAGGGTCGTGTAGCCGTTCGTGATCGCCATGTCCTACTTCTTCCTCTTCTTCCGCTTCGGAGATGAATCGTCCCGAGCCGGAAGCGGTTCGTCCGACGCTCGACCCAAGGAGGCGAGAGGAGCGTTCGAGACGCCGACCCGGGACGAAGCCTTAGAGACGGTCGTCCCTGCTCTGAAGCCTGCGGAGACTCGGATCATGCCGCTACCGATCCGAGCCTTCCGCGAGGCCTTCGAGTTAGAACGTCGGAGCGATGAGGCCCGTGCCGTTGATGCGCGAGAACGCCTTCGGGTAGCGGTTGTGCGTGAAGGCCGCGTAGCCGTAGACGACCATCTTCACTTCGAGTTCGGCGCTCTTGACGTCCTCGAAGCGGAGCATGAACGGCGTCCCGGCGGCTTCCCAGAGGTGCGCCTCTTGGAGGTTGCCGACGTAGACGCCGTCCTGAGTTCCGGCTCCGAGATCGGTGCGGAGGTTCGCGTCGGTGATGACCGGGAGTCCGGCAATCGAGTAGCCCGAGTTGCCGTAGACGACCGCACCGCTGCCGACTGCGATCGCGTTCGTCGGCGCGTTCGACTGTGGAACGGCGAGCGGACGCTTCTGTTGGTCGACGGCCGCGAGGATGAACGCGAGACGGCGCGGGTGCATCAGGACGAAGTTCGGCCCGCCGAAGAAGTTCGTCTGAATCTTCTGGATCGCGTCCATCAACTTCGGGTAGAAGTCTTCGACGCTCGGCGTACCATCGTCATAGGTGACCGAGTTGGTGTCGTTTTCGCCTTCGAGGTTCGCGACGAGTTCGGCGTCGAGTTTCGTGTGATACGCCGAGACGAGGTCGGCCATCACGAGCGAGTCGATGCCGGTTCCGCGTTCGAGAGCCTGACGGCTGACGTTCTGCTGACCTGCGATCGTCTTGACGGTGATGTCGAGTTTCGTGTCGTCCATGTTCGTTTCCTGAACGGCTGCGCCTTCGGTCTGTTCCGCGACTGCCGTCCCGGTCGTGACCTTCGAGATCGACAGAGTCAGGCCGTTAGCGGGCAGAGTGTGACGACGAGCGCGGTCGGCGTAAGGACGTCCGGCGCGCGCGAACGGTGCGGCGAGGTCGGTGAGGAACTGCGGGACGACGAGTCCGGCGAAGTTCGTCGAGGTGACGTCGCGCTTCTCGATGCGCTCCTCTTGCTGATGGCGGGCGATGCGCTCGCGGGCGTCGTAGTCGCCGAGGACTTGCGCGGCGAAGGCGTCACGGATGAACGAGTTCTCACCGTCGGGGCGGTAGGTGCGCTCTTCGCGGGTGACGCGGGCGGGTGACGCTTCGCGGGTCTCGACCTTCGAGCCGTCGACCTTGCGGGCGAGTTCGGCTGCGGCGGCCTTGCGGGTCTCGATCTCCGAGACTTGACCGATGCGCTCGTCGAGTTTCTCGATCTCCTTCGCGAGGGCGGCGACGTTCGCGGCCTCTACGTCGGTGATGTCGCGGTTCTCTTCCGCTGCGCGGTTGAGGGTTGCGTCGATGAGGTCGGCCTTCTGCGAGCGCTGCTCGTTGAGGCGGGTGAGGAATGTGTTCACGGTGTTGTCCTTCGGGTTCGTGGTGGATGTTCCCTACCGGGTGTTCGCGCTCTCGTGCGGCGGGTGTCCCTTGCGGGGAGGTGCGCTCTGCACGAGCCGAGGGTGCGGCCTGCCGAAGACTCTAGCGGATGTCTGTGTCGTCTTGCAACGACCTACCGTTGGCGAGGATGGAGCGGGAGAACGTGACGCCCGGGTCGCCGCCCCATAGCGCCCATGCGATGCGTCCGGCGGACGGGTAGCCGGGTTCGCCCGGGCGGAATCCTTGCGCGCGTTTGTCGACCGCGTGACGTGCGAAGAACGAGGCCATGCGCGCGATCGTGGTGCGGGAGAGTCGGCGGCGGTTGACGATGTCGCGGGCGCGCGCTACGCCGACCTCGGTTCCGCCGCGTCCGAACGCGGCGCGCCATTCGAGTCCGCGTCGTGCTTCGGCGACCATCGCGTCGGTCGGGACGTAGCCCTCTTGCCGTTCCTCGGGTTTCGGGTAGCGCGGGTGATCCTTGTCGAGTAGATCGTTGTCGCCGACGTAGGCGGCGTTCTGTGGTCGCCCGGTGCGGGCGAGGTAGAGGAAGGCGTTCACGCGCGCCATCGCCCACTGTTGGCGTCCGATGCCGGGGCGGTGGCTCGTGGAGTACGCGCCCGCGCCGCGACGGTAGACGGCCTTCAGCGCGCCGAGCGTGACGCGAGTCCATTCGGGGCGACCGCGTTCCTTCATCTGCTCGTTGTGCGTCGTCGCCTTCGTCTGGAGCGCCTTCTCCGTTTCCGCCGATACCTCGATGCCGCCCGTCTTGCCTGCCGCACTCCCGGGCTCGTTCTTCTCCGAGCCCTCGATCTGATCCTCCGGCGGGGCGGGTGCGTCGGCGCGTTCCGCGGCTCCGGCCCATCGGTTGCAGTAGAACGCCCCGTCGACGTAGGCGTCCCAGAGTCGGCAGTACGCCTTCAGGTTCTCGCCGTCTTGCTGGATCATCGTCTCGTCGTAGTGGATGCAGTTGCCGCAGGCGCGACCCTCGGGGACGTCCGGGGAGAGCGCGGGTCGGTAGTTGTCGGGGAGTGCGCGGTAGTTGTTCTCCTCGGCTTCGTTCGCTTCGATGGCGGCGATCTGTCGGGCGGCTTCGCGGCGGGTGCGGTGGCATCCGAGGACGCGCGTCGTCCCGGTCTTGACTACCGCGTAGCCGTCGCAGTCGGGCGAGTCGGTGAGTATCGAGTAGGGCATCGCCTACCTCTTCAGGTTCGCGACGATGTCCTTCACGGAGGCGAGGTTCGGTTTCTCGATCTCTTGCCGTACCGCGACGATCCCGGCGGCGTCACCGTAGGCGCCGAACGTGACGAGCGAGACTTCGGCTAGGTGCGCGCGTAGGCGGTTCACGACGCCGTTCCGCTTCTCGTCCTTCAGGGGTTGGAACCCGACGGAGAGGTTCGAGAGTACGCCGTCGCGGATGAGTTCGAGCGCCTCGTCCCCGGCCTCGGTCTTGGAGATTCTGAACTCGCCGTACAGTCCTTCGGGTTTCTCTTCGAGGAGGGTGGCGCGCCCGATCGGTGTGTCGGTCTTGTGTTGGAAGAGCATCTTCACCCGGTTCGCCGCCTTCGTCACGTCGCGGAACACGCCGGAGCGGAACACCTCGACGAGGTTCGGGCCGATGCGTTGCTCGACGTCGTAAGGTACGGCGATGCCGACGACGGTGCGACCGTCGCCGTCCTTGCGGACTTCGAGGTGCGAATCGTAGTTTCGGCGTTCGATCATTCGGTGGCTTCTTCCTCTGGGGTCGATGCTACCTCAGCAGGGTAGTTCTCTATGTCGTTCTCGGTGCGTAGCGGTTCGCGGTTCTCCATCTCGCGCACCTCGTCGACGGTGAGGAAGCCGCCGTCGAGCGCGACCTTGTGCGCGTCGTAGCGCGCCTTCGTGTCGGCGCGCAGTAGCGCGTCGACGTTGAGTTTCGCGTACTGTCCGCGCGGCAGTAGTTCGGTGAACGAAGCCTCGATGCGGTTGACGTACTTCATCAGTGACCAGCGCACGAGTTGGAGATTCTCCTCGGAGACGTTCGAGTAGGTGCGCGACGAGTTCGGTGCGCCGAGGTAGTACGCCGGGACGCCGATCATGTTCGCGATCTCGGTGAGGCTGAACGCGCGCGTCTCCAATAGTTGCGCGTCCTTCGCGTTGTCCGAGAGTTGCTGGAACTTCGTCGTCTCGTTGAGTACCGCCGGAGTCCGCTTCGTGCCGCCGTACTGCCTGAGCCACGACGCCTTCAGTAGGTCGGCCTCTTCCTGCGTGAGGTCGGGGTTCGATGAGTAGATGATCCCGGTCGGTTGCGCGCCCCCGTCGAAGTACCGTTGCGCGTAGGTGTTGACGGCGACCGCGCCGCCGATGGCCTGACGTTGCGCGGAGAGGATGCCGTAGCCGACGTGCTCCCCCGGCATACAGAAGCCCTTGATGTGCAACACCTCCGAGGATGCGTAGTCGCGGTCGCCGACCCGGTAGATGAGTTCGCCTTCGACGCGCTTCACCTGAACGCGGGTCGCGGCGACCGGGAGGATCGAGTCCGGGTAGCCGTTGACGCCGGGTTCGCCGAGGATCGCGATGTAGTTCCCGTGAATGATGAGCGAGGCGACCATCGCCGAGAGCGTCTCGATGCGCGTCTCGGTCGGGTTCGGTTTGATGAGGAGGTTCGGTTGCGGGTCGACGTACTTCTCGCCCCGGTACGCGGCGAACGGTAGCCCGCCGATCGCGTCCGACACGAGCGTCACCGCGCGCCAGATTCCGGCGACCGAGAGAGTCGACACCTCGTCGACGACGACGCCCGCGTTTATGTCGGGGAAGAGTCGCCCCATGCGTCCCGCTTCGTCGACGTAGACGTTCGGGTAGGTGAACCCGTAGGCGGATGCGCGCTTCTCGCGCCGGAAGAAGTCGCGGAGTGCCATCGTCTCGCGAAGTCTAGTAGATGGCGGAGCGCGCCTTGACGAGACTCTTCTTCGTCGTCGCCTGATGCCATGCGATACAGGCGGCATAGAGCGGCGAGATGTCCGCCTCCGGGACGTTGCGTTGCCATAGCCACTGCTGCCCGACGTTGCGTC